ATATGGACTTCCTTATCTTATTGTATCCCATTATTTAATGGTAGCTTAATACATAAACTATTTTCAATAATCACTGACTAACATTGTTTAACTTAAACGAACATTCATTATCGTAATGTGTCACAGTTCATTGTTTTTAAATAAAAATAATACTAGTCTTAACTTAAGCGAGACCCATGCGCGTTTATTTGGGGTAGGTAGTTAGCGTAACGGCGTAACAGTTCGAGACCTGCGCGTCAGCAGGGGTTGTATACCGTAGCGGGGTAATAGCTAGAAGGAAGTTATGGATAATATTACTGGCATGGAGCCACAAGTAGCAGCAGCAGAGGTTGCGCCACAGCAATCTCAGAAGATGATTCCACAAGCGGAATTGAATGAGATTGTTAGAAACGCAAAGATTGACGCGATTGAAAGCTATAAACGCCAACAAGCGCAAGACCAATCTTATCGGGAGCCGGTCGCACGAAGCAGCATCACGGATGATGACGTTAAGCGCGTAGCAGGCGATGAGATTAAGCAGCATTTTAGCAAAATTCAGCGTGAAGCTGAGGAACGTCATAATGCTACTGAAGCTCAACGTATTGTTAACCAGTTCAAAGATAAAGTCACAGCAGGCCGCGACAAATTCGCGGATTTTGACCAAGTTACGGGAAATGTTGCGATGCAGCATTATCCTAATGTGGTTCAGCTTTTGGCGGAACATACAGATAACACAGCGGAAGTGTTATATCACTTGGCACAGAATCGTACCAAATTGGTGGCGCTTGAATCTGCCTGTGCACATTATGCTCCAGATGCTATTCATGAGGTAAAGAAGCTCGCCGACTCTATAAAGGCGAACGACCAAGCCGCACAAGTACGCAATGCCAATAGTCCCTTATCGCAAACACGGCCTTCTACCACTGGAACGGATTCCGGTGCCCTGTCGTTTGCTGACTTAAAACGTAAGTATAGGGGTTAGCCGAGAATCCTAGTGTTAATACCGCATTAGGAGCTATAACCATGGCTGTTTTCCCGAGTAACATTCTACAACAGGTACAAACCTACCAACGGTCTGGTTTGGCGTTGTTGCAAAACTTATGCTGCCATATTTCGACAGCTAATACACGCTTCAAAGATTTTGATAATATTCAAGCAAATTTAGGCTCAACGGTCACATTCGATAGACCCCCAAGAGCGAGCACAATAGCTGGTCTAGTTGCTGTGTGGCAGCCTGCTATTCAGTTGGTAGAAACTTTGACATGCGATCAAGCTAATAACTCTTCATTCACAGTAACTTCACAACAACGCATCTTCAACTTGGAAAAAGGTGAAGAGGACTATATGCGTACGTTTGGTAAATCGTTTATTGCGCAATTGGCGGCTTCAGTTGAAATCAATGTTGCTCTTAACTGGGCTTCAGCCGTAGTAAGTCAATTAACCAATACTGTAAATACTTTTTCGGGGCCATATCGTTATTTTGGAAATGGTTCCACAGCATTGAGTTCTTATCAACAACTCGCCCAAGCCATTATGTTCTTCAAAAACTTTGGCGCAGTCTCGGAAGGGATTAAGGTATATCTACCCGATAGCGTAATTCCATCAATTGTAGGGAATGGTTTAAATCAATTCGTACCGCATCGTAATGATGAAATCGCTATGAGCTGGGAAGTGGGTGACTTCGGGACACCAAAAGTTGATTATTATCAGTCAAACTTAATGCCCTTGCATGTATCTGGTGATACTGGTGTCAATCAGCAAACTTTAACGGTTGTTTCGGTGAATGATCCGACTGGACAGAATGTCACTTCTATCACTGTCAGTGGTGCGACAGACGGTGATGCCAATGCTGTGTTTTCTGGAGATTTATTTGACTTCCAAGATGGTGTGAGCGGACTGCCTAATATGCGTTACAACACATATATTGGGAATTCTCCTTCTGCGAACCGAGTGCAATTCAGAGCCACGGCAAATGCGGCAGCTAATTCTTCTGGCGTTGTGACTATTTCTATTTATCCTGCAATCAGCTGGACAGGTGGGAATACAGGGGCTATCCAAGTTAACAACCCAATTACTGCGGGTATGCAAATCTTGGGCCTTCCGTCGCATAGATGTGGTGGGATTTTGGGTGGTGACGCATTTTATTTAGCGATGCCGCAGCTACCAGAACAAAGACCGTTCGATACTGCCAATGAGGTTGACCCAACTACGGGTGTTTCCATGCGATTAACTTATGGTTCACAATTTGGGCAAAATCAAACAGGTATGGTTTATGACGAAACTCATGGATCAGTCATTGTGCCGGATTATTCAATGAGATTTGTAATCCCATTGAGCCAAGGTTAATTAAGGAGAAAAATCATGCCTATGAATGACCCCGTATTTTTGTTACCGAGTAAATATATTATCGGGTTAAATATTTCGATTGCCAGCACAACTGTGTTGGCGATTGCGCCTGGTATGTGTCGTGATGCTTATAACCAAATTGATATTGAAGTGGGTTATGAAAATCTGCAAGGTAACGTTTACCCTGCTGTGCAATTCCAAGGGTTTATCCCAGGTTTATTAATCAACTCAGCCATTAATGGTGCGGGGGGATTAGACCAGGGAACCATTGCTGACAGCACTCAATATGCAATTTATATTATTGCTGATAGCCGTAGTTACAATCAGCCTGCGGGCCTATTGTCTCTTACAAGTAATCAATACCCATTAATCCCTATGGGTTATGATTCATTCCGTTTGCTTGGGTTCATTGAGACTTATAGCAATGGTACGTTTGTTTATGCAGACCACAAACCACAAAACATGGTTGGCGCTCTGGAGTATATCCTACAACCTCCTGTTTCTGTGCTTTCTGGTGGAGGCGCCACAACCTTTACTGCGATCGACATGAATAGTGCAATTCCTACAACCACATTGCCCAATATAATTGTAACCCTTTTGGTCACATTTATTCCTGCGGCAGCGGGCGATACAGTGCAATTCCGTCCTACCGGAAGTAGCGCTACAGGAGGCGTGCCTACAATTGTTGGTAATGCTGCGGGGATTGCTCAGTCACAATATCTCGTCATGATTGCTGGGGTAGATACCGATGTAGCCGCAGTTGACTACAAGGTCACTTCATCTAGTGACGCAGTCTCTGTGTCTGTTGTTACCTGGACTGGTGTATCTAACACAGCTTATCCGGCACTTGTGTAATGCATAAAATATTAGGAGCGGGCTTATGGCGTATACAGCGCAAGACCTTATAACCCGCTCCTGGTATTTATCCGGCATTGTGGCACGAAATCTACAAGTCCCAACCGGTGACCAGATTTATGATGGTTTGGCAATGTTGAATAACTTGCTAGACTTTAAGCAGATTGAAACTGACCTAATACCCTATTACCAATACATAACATTCAATGCGGTACCACAGCAAGAATACTACTTTCTACCTTATGTTATGGCGATAGAATCATCTACGTTTAATTTAAGTGTCGTACGTTACCCTATGGTATCAACTAGCCGTACAAACTATTTTGGTTCATCGCGTGTGGACAATATTTATACACTACCATTCTCATGGCATTTTGAACGCAGTGTTGGGGGTGGTACATTTTCTACTTATTTTATTCCCGACAACGCATACCCCATTAAGCAGATGGTGAAAATTTCCTTGGTGGACGTGACGTTACAGACTGATTTACAAGACGTGACGGCTACAATGACAAATCCTTATGATGTGTCGTTCTATACCCCGTATACGTTTATTAACAATTCTATTCAAGGGTATGACACAGCTTATATTGAATATCTGCGTTATGCGCTGGCATCTTATATGTGTTCAGAGTATGGAATTTTATTTAATCCGCAATCTCAGCAGATATTGAATTCATATAAACGTAAACTGATGTATATGGATCCTCCCGACCTAAGCATGAAAAAATTGAGCATATTATATAGCAATAGCAATCCTGGCTATAACTGGGGCGACGTGAACCTGGGCAAAGGTTGGCGTCCATAATTCATTGATTTATATATTTATTCTCCGAAATCAAAACCGATTTCATTAAGAAGTTTTAGTCTTTTTTCATCTAGAGTTCCTTTTTTTTTGTTAAAGCGCATAGAGATTCTAAAGTTAATTATTTTTCCTGGTATGTAACATTTTTTATGTTTTCTGTTTACAATATGTTTTTGATATTTTTTAAATTCATTAAAAGTTTTAAGCCACAAATTAAATTTATGGTCTACCTTATTTTCCCATTCAAACCCTATTTTATTTAAAGCTTCTTTTGCGTGCTTATTAATTGTACCCCTTGTGTTTTGCAAACGTTTTCTGTTCACGAAATTATACAAATTTACACCGTCGGAAGATGTTACGTTAAAATTACCCTTTTTATTTTTTAGATTTTTAAGTTCATATAAATATCGAACAAATCTTTTATCTAGGGCACCATCTTTTTTTATGCTCGCATTAAATCCATCATCCAACAATTTTTTTATCTTATCCCAGTATTCTTTGCTTAGCTTCCCATCTCTTTTTCTATCCAATTGCAATCTAACCCAAACTTTTAAAGCAGATTTTTGCTTTTTATCTTTTAATGCTTTGAGGCATTCTTCATATTTTTGATTCCAGAAATATGCCCATACATCTAAAATGATGCCAGCTTTTTCGAGAATATCTATTTTTTGTTTGGATAATCTGTTATTTAAGAAATTAGATCTCTGTGACTGAAGCCAACCAACTAATCGTCTGTTTTTATCACTATTTTTTAAATTTATATTCCCTGTTATTTTTCCGTATTCAATTAAATCTTGCAGTTTTTGGTTAAAAACCTCTTTGACAGTCATATATTTTTGTCCGAAATCAAACCCAATAGACCTCAATAGTTCTTCTCTGTTGGTGGGCATCGCTTTTCGAAAATGATAGCTCCTTCTTTGCGTTTCACACCATTTTTTTAATTGAGAATCCTCAATGCGTATTTTGTTGGTTTTACTGCGCATTTTATTGGCTTTATTTGTGGAATAATAATCCTTGAGACGATTAAAATTACTTTGCCATGCGGTTTCAATTGGATCCCAATCCAAATCAATTTTGTTTAATTTTTCAATATATTTATGACTGAGCATATTTTTTCTAAATATCGTTCTCTGCTTAACCACCCAATGATGTAATGTACGGTTTTCCTTATCACCTTCTGGTACGTTCGAATGCCCATAATGTTCCTTATAAGCTATTAATCTTTCGTACATCACATCCCAATGATTACAAATTTTATCTAATATTTTAACCCCAATGGAATCTATAAAATCATTATTATCAATTAAACTAAAATCTAAAAATCTATTTAACCTCTTATCTTCTGGCATTCCCGCTTTGCCCGCACCCCTTGAAAGCGCCCTAATAACATCATTTAAATCAGCGTCTTGTTCTGATATAGCATTTAAAACTTCCCATATGTGAGAAAAATCAGATTCCGCAATGGCATCTCGAGGATTATCAATGCTTCCATCTATGTAAACTGGCAAAAAGATATAGCCAATACTCTTATGCGGTGATTTACGTAAAGCGCGCCCTATCGCCTGAACTATGTCAATCTTGGAAGATTTAGGGCTCAAAAATGCAACCATATCAATGGCAGGCACATCCACCCCTTCCGTTAAACACCTTGCATTACATATGATAGTTTTATTGGAATTTCTAAAAATTTGCATTACTCTAGTTCTTTCATCAATAGGCATAGAACCATTAACATGCAATTGTTCATATTTTAAATTAATCTTCGATTTTGAAAAACTTTCAGCCTCTCTAATGCTTTTATGGTAAGTAATGATTTTTGTTGCGCCAGTTCTATTTATAGCCTCTCTTAATGCCTTTGCATTAGCATCCTCATTTATATGTGAATCTTCTGTTTTCTTGGCAATAGATACTATAATCCTATAGTCACAAATTAAATCTAAATTTATTGCTTCCCTGAAACCCAAAGTATAAGCACGCTCTCCGTAAATAGATTCACTATCCATGCTATAAACCACTGTATTCTCTTGTTGCTTTTTCTTGCTAACTGATGCATGCCTTGGCGTTGCAGTCATGAATAATCGTTTTTTTATTTTGATATTTTTGTCATTTAGAGCAAATGAAAATAAATCCTTCCCAAATCCAGCAGTTCTATGCGCTTCATCAAATAATCCAAAATCAATAGATAACCCCTTCAGCAAATAACTAGATTGGTAAGTGCAAAAAATTATCTTAATTGAACTATCCTGGGAATTTATGAACTTCTTTATTTCTTTAGAATTATCACTAACCGGAAAATTAATAGCTTCAAACAAAATAGACTCAGACTCAAGATTACTTGTGACTGAATCATCACTGCAAACCGCTAACGTTTTATAGTCTTTCCAACCAATATTGGCTATCCATTCCTTCATAAATTGATTAATTAAAGCCAAAGACGGCACAAAAACTATCATGGATTTTGGCTTCAATCTCTCCGCAATCCATAATGAAGTGATTGTCTTGCCAGTGCCACATGCCATCACCATATGCGCACGGTCAGCTTTACTTAATGCTGTTATAACAGCTCTTATTGCATCTTCTTGATGCGGAAACGGCTTTATAGAGTTGATTTTCATGTCGCGTAGTATACATGTAAAGTTACATCAAGTCAAACAATTTCTTCTATTTTCGGCCCAAACCTTTTAGCATTCTCAGTATGCTTAAACTCAATTGCAAAATAATGTAATCCAACTGTCTCATCAAAACCCCATGGCCTTTTTGGCACTAAGCCATATTGTGCTATATTATTACTATATATTTATGTACATTTAATGGGGGACATTATGGATACTCAATGGCTAATGTTAAGACAGCTGGATAGGCAGCTTAAAGAATGGCAGGTTTTGGGTGAGAAACAGAATCGGCCTAAAATCGGTTGGGTGAAAACCATACGAACCGCGCTGGGTATGACAGCAGAGCAGCTTGGTCGACGATTGGGGGGGTTATCACGTGCGCGTATTGTTCAGCTTGAGAAGGCAGAAACACAAGATGCGGTGACCCTACATTCTTTAAGAAATGCAGCAGCAGCGTTGGATTGTGAGTTGATTTATGCCATTGTACCCAAAAAGTATTCAACGCTTGAAGAAATTGTTAAAAAAAGGGCACAAGAAGTTGCTATAGAGAGAATCACACGGGTCGCTCATTCTATGTCACTGGAGGCGCAATCGGTGGATCCAATTGAAATGAAACAGCAACAAAATGCTTTAGCTAAAAGCATAAGTGAACATTTGGGTAGAAATTTGTGGAAAAACACAGCTTGCCAATGGGGATAGGATTATCTTTGGTCATGTATACTGTCATTATTTACCTGACTTATGTTCTACGTGGCACTTTTTAGGGCAACTTATGCTTTGTGCCTCGAAATATGCCATAATATCATAACACAGCCAAGGAAGGCATGCATGATTACAAGAGGCGAGAACTTTAAGTCAATTCCATTAAACATTGTGGGTTCTAGTATTTTCGGTCGATACGATAAAATTAGCACTGAACGCACATACAATCTCTTTCAGTCTGACACTTTCATGGTGCCGTATGCCGGGTATAATATTGGCATTTTGTCAGGATTATTTGGTGATGGGACGGAAGGGAGGGCGATATTCACTAGCACTAAGTTCAATCGTATGGTGGTAGTTATTGGTACTGGTGTTTATTTGGTGGATATAAGTTACAACCAGCTCTTGGGGGCAATCACTTATTCACAGATAGCCAGGATAGGAATTCTACAAACTCAGACGGGTGTGGTGTATATTGCGGAAAACAATAAACCACAGATAGGTATATCAGACGGCACAGCATTCTATATTTATGACCCTACGGCCTCTCCTGTGTTTCAGGCTATTCCTATCGATTTCACGCCAGGGTATTTAACTTTCCATGATACCTATTTCATTATGCCTGCAATTGGAACAAACATATGGCGACTTTCGGCCAGTAACGATGGCACTTCATGGCCAGATGGTCAATTTAATGTGGGTGCGCTACAGACAAAACCAGACAATGTCCAAGCAATAGTGCGGTTTCCCAGTAAAGGAAACATGATTTTAGTATTAGGCAGTATTGTTGCAGAAGCATGGTTTGACACTGGCGCGCAGTTGTTTCCATACCAACGCAACAACCAATTCAATATTGATTATGGGTGTTTAAATCCGGCAACGATTGCCTATATGGATGAATTTGTAGTGTGGTTGGCGGCTAATGAAAAGTCTGGCCCAATCATTATGTACAGTGATGGGGGGATGCCCAAGAAGATTACAACAGATGGGATTGATTATCTATTCTCAACGCTACAAAATCCAGAAGATTCACAAGGGTTCCTCTATAGGCAAGATGGTCACTTGTTTTACCATATTAATTTTTACAGTGATAATTTGTCGTTATTTTATGACTTTACCACACAAAAATTTTACCATGCCAGCGACCAAAATTTAAATTATTTTATTGGCGCAGAAGTGGCTTTCTTTAATAACCAATATTACTTCGTGAGCAAAAATAGTGGGAATCTATATGTGTTTGATACTAACATTTACACCTATACAGACACAGATAGTTTGGGGAATGTTAACACCTATGAAATCCCACGCATCCGATATTGTGCTAATGTGCGAACCCCAGACCAAGCTTACCATGTAATAAATGACATAGGTTTCACTATAGAGTCTGGTGAAACGAATTATAATCAGCAGATTGCCAATGGGGTAAATACAGGGACTGGGCCATTGTCGTTACCTTCTGTGGCATTGTCTATATCTATAGATGGCGGGGCAACGTTTGGCAGGGATTGGGCTTATACGTTAAAC